GATGTCCCAATAACAAAATTCATCATGAAGTTTACCTTTTTCAGGTTTAAACCTTCTTTTGTTTTCTTTAGGAGGAACTAAATAATGAATTTTTTTTCCTTCATATTTTTCTAATAAAAAACTTTTTACATTCCTAGACGGAACTTCGTTTACTATTACAGTAGAGCTTGTATTATCTATTAAAAAATCTGCTTTCCAAACCCCTATATTTTTCTTATATAAATTTCCATAATGATCAGAATATCCTACATAATGATAATTATTTAAGATAGAAAAAACTTTATTGTGTAAATATCTAGCATCTGGAAGATTTTTTACACTGAACTCTTTAGGAACTTCTGTAGCATATTTAATAATGGAATCAATACAAAAAGTTTTGTCTCTTAATTCTACATATTTAGAATGTTTATTAAATTCTTTCCAAGCATCTAAAATAGTATCATATTCTTTGACTTCTTCATTGTATTTTTCTACAAACCAATTAGCTACTGTTTCTATCTTTCTTTTTAAAAGTTCAATAGTTTCTGAAGTGTATAAAATACTTTCTCTTGATGGAGTTGGAGTTATACCAGAATCTAAATCAAACCTTAAAGCAATGGGCATGTCAATACGATTTAAACCTAATTTATTCCAATCAATTTCATAATAAACATCCTTTAAACAAAAATGCATAAAATGCGTACCGCAATTAGAAGAATGTTGCCAATGTTTATTTCTAATTATTTTATTAACCGTTAATTCTCCTCCTATATATAATAAAACAGTATCGTAATAAGAAAGTTTTTTAAGAGCTTTGTTTATAAAATCTTTTTTCTCAAAATAGTCATTAATTTTTATTTCAACTCTTACTCCATTTTCTTCTTGAGTTTGTTTTTCATAAACTAAATCATATTCTAAGAACTCCTCTCCTTGGTAACATAAAAATTTATATTCTATTCCATTTTTTCTACAAATAAAAGTTGCGCTTCGCTCTAAAGAAAGGAAAGACTTGCTTCCTATACCAAAATACCCAATAGCTTGATTATCATCTTCTTTAGTAGAAGTTAAATAATTCATCACTACATTTTCAAACTCTTCTTTATTTAAACCAATACCTTTATCTTCTATAGATAATAAAGAATCTGTAATTGATACAATTACTGGATGTTCTATTGGGTCTTTTCCTGATGCAACTACTGCATCAACAGCATTGTTTGTTAGCTCTACGATAGTAGCACTTATGGGGTCTGAATATAAGCCCTTAGTTAAAAGGTATTGTAATTTAGCAATTTTATCTTGATTGATAGTAGCTTTTTTACTTGAATCTTCCCCTGTTACTAGTACATTTGTTTGTTTTTGTTCTAAAATCATATTTCTTTTCTTTTTACTAATAATATATCTTTATTGTTTAAATCTATTGAAACGCTTGTATTGTGTTTCTCTATATCTGGTTCAAAAATATATTTCTTATAAGTTTTAAACCTATCTGGTGCTCCTTGCCATCCTTTAAATTTATAAGTAACTTCATCTACTTTAGTAGAACACAATAATGCTTTATATTTTGCAGCATTATTATCCCATTTAAAGTATCCTTCATCATCTACACTTTTCATCCAACCTTTTTTATCAGATAAAGCAGGATTCTTTAACACTTTTAAATACTTTAAATTAGACCCACTTGCAACTATAATTTCATCTTCTTCTTGTAAATCTTTTATTTCTACTTTTATCATTTAGTATTTTTTAATATTTCAATCAATGATTCAGTATTATCTTGTCTGTAAAAGTCTAAATAACAAGCAAATTTAACATCTTCATTACTAAATAGTTCTAAACTCTTTTCTACATCCGAATTGTCTTCATTACATAAAGGAACTATATCATCTACATCAAAAATGTGTATGATTTCTTTCCATTCGCTATCTTCTCTATCTATTTGGATTGCTAAAAATCTGGCTTGATTTTTATATACTTCAAACTTGTTTGTTTGTAAATTAAATATTGTCATTTTTCTATATTTATCCATTGTCCATCCCAATCTTGCCATTTAGATTGGTCATTTGTAAAATTAATTTGTAAATTTCCTTTTCTACATCTAACCCAAACATTAGGTAGCATATTTAATCTGTCTCTTGTAGTTACAGTATTGAATTTAGCAGTAGTTACTTGCATATTTTTCCCATCTTTTCTTGCTATACAATTACTAAATAAAAACAATTCCGAACCATTTGTCATTGTATTATCTACTCTACATTCTTTACCTTCTAAAAAAGAATCAATGACTTTTTGATGTATTTTACTCATATTTTAAATATTCACTTCTTCTACAAAAACTCTTTCTATTTCGTAACCAAATTCTTTAACAAAGCTTTCAAAACCATCTACACCTTCTTCATCGTATAAATCGCTATCATCAAAGCTTCTGAACCAATCATCTATCTGTACACTTGTTAAATCTAATTCTTCACTATACCATAAACCTATAGGTTCTCCATCTACATTATTTATTTGAAATAATTTTCCTTTCATTTTAATAATTTTAATGCTGCAATAAATTCTTCTATATCTTCTAAAGGAATTTCCAATTGACAATTTCCTGTAACATTTTTAGATGTAATGGGTTCAATATAAATAATATTTTCATTATTAAAGTTAGTTAATTCAAATCCATTACATTTAAAATATCCATTTCTTCCTTTAAATCCCGTTTGTTGAGAAAACATTATTCTTTTAGTGTCCATCATCTTTAATTTTACTTAAACCTGCTATAATACAATCTGTTAAATCAGAAATAGAAAATGCTTCATTTGCTTCTCTTTTCTTTTGAAAGAAGTTTTCATATTCTTTAGTAACCATTTCTTGTATTTTTTCTTTGTGTGTTTTATAAAAATCGCAAAATCTTCCTACATTTTGTAATTCATGTGTTAAAATAGGATAAAGCATATTAGACATGCCTTTAGAGTATTTGTTTTTATAGATTAACCACAATCCTTCTTGTAATCCTTCTACATCATAATATTGCATAGGAACATACTTTCTACCTACTTTTTTGTAATAAGTGTTGTTATTATTTTCTATTGACATTTTATTAAATGTTTTTTTCATAAATCCATTTTTATTTGTTCATAAGGCTTGTAATCTTCTAAAATAGATAAATATTTTTGTTTTAATTCAGATATAATATATTCAGTCGATACCTCCACTATTTCATTATCTGCTTCTTTATTTATACACTTGTTAAAATCAAATAATAATTGCCCAATTCCATCTTCTTCTAATAGTTTTAGTTTTCTTTTAGTTCTATAAACTTCATTTGTTACTTGTTTCATATTCACCAATTTTTTTAAATATTTTTTCTAAACGTTTCGCTAATTTAGGTTGTTCTTCATCACTTATAGAATCAAAATAACAGTCCATTTCATAATAGGCTTTTTTCCAATATTTTAATAGTTTTTTTAAATTATCATTTTCAGCTTTATAATCTTTCATTTTCTATTTGTTTAATTGATAAATCTGTTAAATATTCCCATAAATCTAAATTTCCATTTAGGTTATCTATCAAGTCTAATAAAGTACCTTTAGTTATTTTAATATCATTAATTTCAAACTCTGAAGGGCTTCCAGGATATCCACTTCCATCAGCATAATACATAACCATAGGTTCTTCAGGGTAATAAGTTCCTTCTACTTCTATTATTAGTTCTTTAGATAGTTCTAAAGTTATACTTTCTTTAAATTGTTTCATAAACTTGAATAATGATCGTGAATATTGTCTTGCTGCTCAGAACTAAGTTCATCTTGACCTGTAATTTCAGTATAAACATCCATAGCTATGTATTTAGCTTCTCCTACGGTGTAACTTTCTTTTTCATAAAAGTTTTTTATTTGATTTAAATCAAATTCAAATCCATTATCTTTCCAAAATTCAAAACAAGCTAATACACATTTTTCTTGTGTTAGATATTTATTGTCATCTACTTCAATTTCTTCATTTTCCCAAGGAACTTCACAAATAAAATATCCAAATTTATTTACAATATGAAATCCAGGAATGATATACCAATTTTCATTTTCTCCCTCTATTAAAGTCCATATATTCTTAATATTTTGTTCTCTTACATGAGCTAATTCCACTCCATAAGTTTCAAACATACAACCATCATAACTACTATTTTGTACAAATGGGTTCTTTTGTGGTTTATATGTTTCTTCAAAAATTTCAAATGTTATTATCATACTTTTTTATTTTAGTCTACTATTCCATTTCCGTAGTATAAGTTAAAAGATTTTTGATTGTAATCATCTGATTTTAACCATTCTTGATATTTATTTTCTAAATCTTTATCTTGAAACTTATAATAACTTCCATTACAATATCTAAGAGAGTTATTTAATTTATAAAATCTTTCAAACAATTCAATTTCATCTTTTCCTTCTATAATCTCTTCTCTAACTATTTCTGAAGTAGTATCTTGATAATAACCTCCAGAAGCATATTGTTTAGTTTTTCTTAAACAATCCCAATAATTTAATGTTGTTTGCATAATTAATGTACTTTTGCTGTTAGAAAATTTAATATTATTATTTTTTTCATCTTGCTAAATAATTTTGTTTAATTCTTGTTTCAATATCTATAATATTCTTAGTAGGAGTTTTTTCTGTCCAAGTCACTTCCATTACTCCATTATCACTACTTACAAATAAAGTAAATGGATAAATTTCTTCTCTATACTCTAAATCATCTCCTATATCTATTATTATTTCTCCTGCCCACCATTCATCTATGGCAAAAGCTGTTGGTTCAAATTCTATTTTCATATTTCAGCATTAAAATAACATTGTCCAGTTTCAATTATACATCTTTCTATATCTTTCCCTAATAGATAATCAGCATAATCTACTTTATATTTATTCCATATATCAAGAATATTATGTTCTATCATTATCTGGTCATTATATCCATTAACTTTTTCAAAAAATTCATTTAATTTTTTAATATTATTCTCTTCTATTAGATCTTCTATAATTTTAAGTTCTTCTTGAACTTTTTCTAAATCTTCTTGTTCAAATTTATATTCTAAATAGGCAGGTTCATAACCTGTTACTCCAAATCTATCTGCTGCATTACTATTTTGTACTGCAAACCATAATTTTCTTTCTATATCTCCTGTAATATATCTTCCCATAATTAATTTTTGTTTAAAATTTCATTTAATAACTCATTTATTGAGTACCCTTCATATTTATCTAATATTTCTTGATAAGAATTTAAATCAGTAATTTTAAATAAAGCTATTAATGTGTTACCTTCTATAAGATAGGTAAACCAATTTGCATCTATAATAGTACCTTCATCTAAACTTTCTAATATTTTTATTGCTTCTCTATTTGTAATCATAGTTTTATTTTTATTATTTTGATACATCTTTTTAATTTATTAAACTTAATAATTCTAATTCTTCATCATTAAATAAACTGCACATATTCATATACTCTTCTTTTACTGCTGTATATGTGTTATATGCTTTTCTACTATCTTCATCATAACCAAATTCACTACAAAAATCTTCAAATGTACCTGGATCATATTTAGTTAAACAACATAATATAGCATATAAACTAGGTTTTTTACCTTTTACTAGTTTTAATTTTTGACTTCCACCATCAGGAAAACTTGATTTAAATTTATCCATATCATCAATTTTATAATTACCTGTTCTACAACCCCCTGCTAAAGTATAAGTCCTCTCTACTATTGAATCTTGATAATACTGACTATTTATGATATTTTGTCCAAAATTAAAATGAAAACCTCTACTACCTCTTTTTAAACCTATTTTATAGATATCTCTTACATCTTTATCATCTTCAAAATGTTTGTCATTTTTAAGAAAATTAACAGTCCATTCTAAACCTAATCTTTGAGCTACTAATTCAGCAGCTTCATTATATCTTAATTTTTGTATACAATCTTCTACTTCTTTATTAAATGTTTTCATAATTCTCCTTTTATTAAGTCTTTTGCTAAATCTGATTCTAAAGCAATTTGATGAGCTAATTCTTCATTTTGAGTATTATAGCTCATATTTTTATGAATCAAAATAGTTTTTAATGCTTTATCTTTATAAAACACTGTCATTTTACCTCTCATTCTATCTATTGCATAAGATACATCTTTTAAAAATTCTTGTTTTTCCATTTTTAAAAATTAAAAAGCACCTATAAGATAATTCCTATAGGTGCTTCAAGTTAAATAACATGCTTCTAAACTAAAATAGCTTCTTCTAAATAAACTATATCTTTACTATTAATAAGATTGAATCTTTCAGATATAAATTTATTTGTTTTTTGATGTACTTCTATATAATCTTTTGGGTGAGTACTTTTAAGTGAAAACGTAATATTATTATATGCAGACCAAAGATTTTCATTAGGTGTTCCATAATAGTGTGTAGGTTTTTCTAATTCTTTTTTTAGAATTGACATTTGAGTATCTTTTATTAAATTTTCTTCAAAATATAATTCACTAATTAAATGATGTATTTCTTTTTTAGAAATATCTACACTTTTCATTAATTCTTTTTGTTCTATTAGTTTCTTAAATTCTGCTTGTGCATTATTGCAAATTAATTGAATGTATTGATTTGCATCTATATCTGCTGCACCTTTATGAGTTCTTTTATATCCTCCTAATTCACTAACTCCTAAAATATGTCCATTCTGACAAACTCTAACCTGAGAACCGCCAGCAATAACAAATCTTTTCATCTTATTATAAGAGTTTAAAAATGCAATATTGAAACTTAATTCATCGTCAACATTATTTCCTATTTCTAGAATTCCTGTAACAATATTACCATTTTGAGCAGGGGTATAAGTTTCTTTAATTACTTCTAAATTATTATTTTCTAATTGTTTTCTAATATTATCAATTATACTTCCATGAGATATTACTGTGTAAGAATCTCCTTCATAAGACGGAAGTGGTACATTTTCAATGTATTGTCTTGTTACTTGATTAATTTTTATTGGCATTTTTTTAAATTTCTTCTATTATTATTTTCTTTCTTGTCATTAAACCATTATTTTTACTAATAGCATGTCTTACCGAAGACCTATTAATATCAAGTTTTTTAGACATATCTCTTTTTGTTTTAAATATTTTTATTTCTCCAGTCTCAATAAATGTAACCTTAATTTTCTTTTCAAATGGGTGAATTTTTTCATAATTTTCTATTCTTAAAGGATAATTTTCTTTCCATTTTTTCCAAATATAACCATAAGCCATGTTAATATTGTTACCTAAAACTTTTGATATATTACCAACAGGGATATTATTATCTATAGATGCTTGGAGCATTGAGTCATATTCTTTTAAAAAACCCCCTTCTATACTATACATCAATACTTTAAATTTAGTTCTATCTTCATACGAATCTATTTTTAAAGGATAAGTACTATCTATTTTATATCTCCATAAATATCCATAAGCAGAATAAAAAGAGTTTTCTAAAACTTTTTTTGAAGCAAATGCTCCGAAAGTTTTTTTAATGTCTGTATAAGAATTCCATTCTTTTATAAAATTTCCATCTAAATCATATTGTAAATATTTTTTCCTTCTTTTTTCAACTATATCTTCATACATTTTAAATCCTAATGTATTTCCTGCTGTTGGGCTAATATTATAACCATTTTTAGGGATATACGTTTTATGAAAATCTATCCAATATTGTTCTCTTTCTAAAATAATTGGTATTTCTTCTATTATTTCTATAATTTCAAAAATTATACTTTCTGGATATTTTTTAAAACAATTAAATAAATATCTATTATGGTGCATATTATTTTTAAGTTCGTTATAATGTTTTGCAAATCTATTTTTAAAAGATGTTGTAGTACTACCTACATAGCATTTATTATTTCCAAAACTTATTTTATATACCCCTTTTGAATATAAATCTTCCTTATTTCCTCTAAAAAATTTAAAAAAATTAGCTTTCATATTACAATATACTCAAATAAGTCCATTATAACAAATTAAAACTATTTTATTTTTTCAAAAACCTGTTGTGTTTTGCCAATTTTTCATTTGTTTATTAAATTTAAAATTTCTTGAATAGTTTCTAATCTGGTAACATAACTTTCAGAAGTTATGTTGTATTTATTTTGGATAGTTGTGGCTGTTAGATTTTGCAATTCTGTAATTATTTCTAATTTATGTTCATCAATTGCCTGTTCTACATTAGCTAAAACTAATCCAAAATATTGTTCAGGTATTCTACCTTGCTCTTTTTGTTTTAGGATTTTATCTTTCCATTTCATCTTTTAATCTATTTTCTAGTTCATAAGTAAATATTAATAAAATAGCCATTATTTGTTTACCTTGAATAAAATATTGTTCTTCTTCATTCCAAGTAGATTTTTCTAATAAATATCTAATAATACCACTAATATGAGAAGTTGTTAAATCTTTGAGAGGTTTATAAATAGTTTCAGGTAATCTTTTATTTTTTTCATTGTAGTTTTGCCCCCAAATAAAAAAAGAAGAAATTAAACTCATTACATTTTTAATATCATCTGTTAAAAGTTCTCCATTGTATCTAATATAATCAAACCCCCCATCAATAAAAGATTCTTCACATCTGCATGATTTAAAATCATGACGATAAAATGAAAATAATATATCTTCACACTTTTTACATTTTACATAGTTTATTTTCATAACCATTTCTTTTTTAATACTTTATCCCAATAACAAATTGTTGTTTTTACTCCATCCTTATATGATGACCATATACAAGGAAAATCTTTTTTTGCTTGTTCTATTCTTTCTTTAGTAGATTTTGTTTTATCTGTATCTCTTGAATAAGCTAACCAACATTCCCAATAATGATTTTCATCTTCTTTTGGAGCAAATATTAAAGCTATTTGCCATTTAAAGAAAACAAAAGACCAAACAGGATTCCATTCAAATCTGTAATCATTATATTCCCATTTAGTTTTCCAACCTAATCCCACAAAATCAAATCCTATCTTTTTAGAAACTGGATACAAGTAATTTAAATTATCTCTATATATTTCAGAATAGGTTCTAACTCTTTGAATATTTTTAGGATTTCTAATATTAAAATCCCTTTCTTTTTGTAAAGTTTCTAAAGCAGCTTTTTTAGCTAATTTAGGAGTTGCTTTTACCCAATTTCTTGGAAAGAAATAAGGTGTTCCTACAGCTACTTTACCAATATATAATTTTGGCATTATAGTTTTAAAAGGAGAGTTATACATTTTTAAAAACTCAAACTTCTTAAAAAAGTATTTTATCTCAAAAAGGTAATTCTTTAATTTCATCATAAATTTTTTTATCCCAGATTATTTCAGTTCCTTAGTTTCAAAAATAGGCTTTAAATAATCAAACCATTCTCCTAATAGAGGTTTAAATTTTTCTACATCTAATTTATTCATATCAAATTTTTTCTTTTAAAGTGATTATAAACATACTCTATAGAATAATTTTATTTTATTCCTAATTTATAATAAAAAGATGGAATTATGTAAGGTTTTATTAAATCTATAAAATGAGGTATACTTTTTTGTTTAATTTGAATTAAAAAACTATTTTCATAATTGACAATCCTACATTGCAGTTTGTATTTATTTTTTAATAAATTGCATAAAAGATTAACTTCTTCTAATGAAAATGAATTTGTACATAAACCAATTGTTTTGTCTCTCTTTTTTAAGTTTTCTGTATAGTAGCCATCATCCATATACCAATATGCAATAGAAATAGGAGTAATTTCATTTATAATTTCTGAAGTTATTCTTTTTTTCTTATGTTTATAAAAAAGATTATAATAATATTCTATATTTTTATATGTCAAAGATGAATAACTATACCAAATAGTTTCTTTACAGTATTTACCTTTTATAAAATGAGATTTATTAATTCCTGTTTTTACAGAACCTTTAAAATTTTTATGAAATATATCGTACATATGATAAACATAATCTTTTTGTTTTTCACCTTGAGTAAACCATAATCTCTTTTTATTATTTATGTACCCATCTCCTAATAATTTACCTATTATTACTTCGTGTTGAAAACTAGTTATTTCTACAATTTTATTAAATTTTCTTTTTTCTCTTTCTCTAATTCCATAACTAATTAACGCCCAAGATATAAAACTTGAATTAAAAGATGTTTGTTCAATTATTTCTTTTCTATTATAACCTTTATCGTATAATTCTTTTACTATTAACTTTTTCATGTATTAAAATTATAAAATAAAATTTATAAAATTACTCCTTTTTTCATTAAATGATTATAAACTTTTTCTATTCCTTTTTCTTTTGCTAAGTCTGCCCAATCTTTTACTTCAGGCAAGTATCTATCTGGAGGATTAAGATGTTTCCATTTAAAATTTTCTGTAATTAAATAACTTGCTGCTTTTCCAGGAACATCGCTATCTCCAGCATAATATACTTTTCTACTACCCATAGTCAAATTATTAGCAAATTCTTCTGAAAATGCAGCCAAAGACTCATTTTGAACACCTACAACATAATTATAAATCTTTCTGACAATCATATAATCTTTTAGACTTTTTGTTACTATAGTATTTTGTTCTTTATCTATATTTTCTAATCCCCAAGAAGTCTGTAAAGGAACATTACCCATCCATTTTCTATCTTTTGGGGCAAATGGCTTGTATAGTTTCCATTTATCTATTTCAGGATAATAGTAACAAAAAGTAAGTTCCGTAGATTTTAAAATTAAAGGAACTTTATTAATCCAAATCTTTTTAGGAACAAAAATATGTTCACGTTTTAAATCTTCTATGTCTTGATAATAATCATTCCAATATTTTAGTTCTTCATTAGTAAAACTTCTTGTAGCTACTACAATATCAGGAGCATTTTTCTTTTTAGTTATTTTAGATATAGGTAGTTCTTTGATTATAGCTTCATAGCGAGAATTATCTTGTTCTAAAATACCGAAGTCTTTTGCAATTTTTTCAAGAGCTTCCCTATAGTCTAATGAAAACATTTCTCTAACAAATGTTATACAATCGCCTTTGTGATGACTATTGAAGCATTTAAAGATAATATCTCCATCTTGAGATTTAGTGCCTATAATCATAGAAGGATTTCGCTCTTTTATAAATGGACTCAAGCACAAATGATTTAATTTAAAATCATAAGGATAATAAAACCTAAATATTTGTTCTTGAGATACTTTCTCAAATATCAAATCCTTTAAATCTACTTGTTTTTTGATTTTCATATTAGTAATAATGCTTGATATAAACCCTCTTCTAATGCTTCTTCATAAACTTTAAAATCATATCCTTGAGATTCCCTTGTTTCTAATATCCAAGGATCTTCTGTTTCTGGATTATAATTTGGATCATATTTATCTATTGCCCACATATAACATTTTCCTTGATATTCTCCTCCTGAATAAGTATATCTCATTACATCAACTTCTATATTATAAACTTCTCTAAGCCATTTTTGTAATAATGATTGAGTTGGTGCTATATAAAAATCTAAAGAATCATTATAAAATAATGAATGTACATTTTTTCTTAAATCACTACTATTATTGTAATCATATAAACATCCTTCATTAAATCCTTTTTCTTTTGCCAGCTTTGCTGTCTCAAAAGATATTAATTGTTCTTTCATATTTATAATTTAATTGATTTCACAAAAATCTAAATGTTCTTTAGATATAGGCTTTTTAAAATATTTATTTATTTGCTCTTGTTTAGGCATGTTTAATTATTAAAAAAGTCCTAACAAATCAATGTTAGGACTTCATTATTAAATTATGTCAACTTGTTAATAATCTGAACTTGTTGTGTCTTCAACCAATGATTTCTCTTGATTAACAGGATTTTCTTCTGATTGATATTCTCTAATTTCTTCATTAACTGTGTAGCTGTTATCTCCATATTCTCCGTGAATATTATTTAAGAAATTAGCTAATTCATACATAGAATCATCCCCAATTTTTGCTTTAGTATCAAAAGTATGACAATTCTCATATAAAAATAAAAAGTTTTTATTATCTCCATCTTTCAATAATCCATCAAAATTTTTAGATGCATAATTTCTAAAGAATTTCATGTATTTAGAACTTGCAAATGCTTTAGTACTAATTGTTTGGTATTCTTTAGTTTCTGTAGAACCATCTTCTTGCTCAACATCTTTAGTTCTAACTCCAAATTGTGCCATTACTGAAGAATCTCCAAAATCTGCAATCAAATTATTTAATTCTTTCATGTCTCCATTCCAAAATTTCTTAGAATTTTCAGGAAACAAAGAACTTTCAATATCAAATGGAGAAATATTAGTCCATTTAGCTAAAAACTCTAAAAAAGATGCTTCTCCTTTTTTAGCTACTCTATAACTCAACGGCATTTTTTTCTTGCCAGGAGTAAATTTAAACCAATCAGGAAGATTAGATTCACTATCTACATAAGTAGACTTTCCATGTTGAGTAACATATTTTGTTTTACCTGTTGAAGAAACATCATCTACATCATAAAGAGTAAAATTAATAGGGAAGATTTCCTCAGTTTTATTTTCTTGAACCCATGCAGTAATAGTTAATTTTTTACATGTAATTTCATCTTCAAATTCTTCTCCATCTTCACCTTTTCTTTTTACCTTAATAGTAGCATCATCTTTTACATACTCAAATTCAGGTTTTTGTTCATAATCATCTGCTCTTTCAATGCCTAATACTTTGTCAAGCTCGAGGCGTGATGGGTTAAAAATAAGAGGTGTTACTAATGCTGTGCCCACGTAGAGGGACTTTTCTGTGTTGTTTCCTTTGTTAACTTTCATTTTTGTTTATTTAATTTTTTAATAAGTAATAAGTTGTGAATAATTGTATATAATGTAATACTTGGTCAAATCCTACAGAAATAAAAAAGTTATGTACTTTACCTTGTTGCCATAATTTACTGTTTAATCTACTTGTAAAATAATCTGTTATTGTATGAGCTATAAATGTTATTAATACAAACAAAAAACCTAAAGGAATATAAACTCCCCAATAATGGTTCATTATTTCATTATGTTCTTGATTGTAAGGTTTAAACTGGTGTAAGTAAATACAACCTCCTATAAATAACCATACAAAACTGTATGTTGTTGTATGAGATAATAAATCTTTCCAATTCTTACTTTTACCCTTAGCTTGTTTATCAGTTTGTAGTACAAAATCTGCAAACCAATGTATCAAAATAATGCTAAAAATTTCTATTAAATTCATTTTTTAATAAATTTTATCCCAATGTGTAATAATTTTACCTTCTTTATCTTTTTCAGATATTAAAATCTTTCCTGATAATTTAGGATTTCTACTTCCTGCTATAATTGAATCATTTAAAACATCAAAATTAAGATATCTTTTGTCTCCATCTGCTGTCAATTTAGCTAAAGATGTTACTTTAGATGCAAAAATAGTTTTTAATTTACCTGTTAAAGCAATTTCTGCCCCTACAACTTCTTCTCTTTGATTATCTCTAATCAATTTATCGCTCACATGGGCTGCAAAAATTCTGTAGGGCGAGATTTGTTTAAACATTTCAATTTGTTGCATAAACCATTCTCTTGTCCAACGATAACCTCCTCCTTCTTTCAAGAAGTTTTCTACTAAAACAAAATCTTTATCTCCATATTTTAATTTTTCACCTCCTCTTCTGTTAAAAGTTTTACCCATGACACTATCCATGAATAAATAAGTACCCCCAATAGAAGCTAACATATCTAAATCAGATAAACCGTCTATAATTAAGTATTCGTATTTACCTTTGTTTTCCAACAATAAATTTCTAATTTTTACATAATTTCCATATGCTTCAGATAAAGTAGTATCCTGTGTTGGATAAATGCTCATTTTTCTAGCATCTATAAACTCATATCCTCCTTTTTCTAAATCAAACACAATTCCATTATATTTAGTAGTAAAACTTCCTAAAATAGTTCCTTTTCCCATCTTGGGAATGGAAATAATTACTAAATCTCTACTTTTTGTTTGTGTTGCAACTTCAACATCCTCTGGTAATTCAAACTTTCTTTCTTCTGTCATTTGTTATAATTTTCTACAAATATACTAATAATGTTAGACTTTTGATGTTAAAGAATCTTTATATAGTTTCTTTTATTTCTTCCATACCAAAGTAATACATCTTTTTCTTTGGTTACATCTATTCTTGGTCTGAATATTAGTTCTATAAATATTGCTATTAATATTGTTGTTATCATAATCTTTAGGTTAAAAAATAACTACCATCTAAAATAGAATCATAATCTAATTGTGTCATTTCAGAAGGTTTTTTTCTAATAGTTTTTAGAATACCTGTTTCTGGGTGGAAAGCTGTACCTACTGCTATACCATCACTATCAAAAGAATTTTTTAAGATATGAACAGATCTATAATACTTAAATCCTCTATTATCTCTCATTTTCATTAATTCATATCCTATTAAATCTCTTGTAGTATCTTCAGGTAAATATCTATAAGGTTCAAAGATTGCTAAAGTTACATCGGAATCTCTAGCTAATTCAGAAGTATCCGCAATATCAGCTAATTTAGGTTTTACATCATTCAATTTAATTCTGTCTGAAGAAGATAATTGCCTTGAAAGTTGTTGAATATTTATGGGACTAAACCCATATAAATCTCTTGCCCTTCTCATTATCCATGAAAATTTGTCTAATCTTAGTTTTTTTTGACCATTTTCA